CTGCTGAAAAAAAGAGACGTAAAAACATCGCTAGAGGAGAAAAACGTCTTACCAAAAGGCTTAATTACTTAGCAAGAAAATCTAAACGCCTTGATACAGATCTTGGAAAACAAGCTAGATTTGACACAATCAAATATGACCAAGCGATAAAAGCAACAAAAGAAATATTATCTAATGAAGCAAGAACTGAACGTGTCGGAAAAGTTACAAAGAGACAGACCGCTTTGAACATAGGTTCAACAGCAGCTGCCGAAGCTTTAATAATAGCCTTATTAGGAGAAATGACTGTAAGTAATGCACTCGTTCCAGCGGTTCTCGCCGGATCTGTATACGTACAAAGTTTAATTAATAAATAACAAGGAGGAAAATCAAAATGACTAATGATTATTTAGTTCATCATGGAATCCTCGGAATGAAATGGGGTAGACGAAGATACCAGAATAAAGATGGTACTTTGACCGCAGCGGGACGAAGAAGGCTCGAACGAAGAGAAAGAAAAATTAGTCGATACAACGAAAAAAACAAATACACAAATTCACAAAAGGTTTCGCCAGTTACAGACAGAGCTAGATCTATGAGCGATGAAGAACTCTCTAATGCTATAAAAAGACTTGAACTTGAAAGAAAATATATCGATTTAATGACTCCAAAAAATCAGGAAACAATAAAAAAGGGTAATTCGTGGGTTAAAGAAGCTCTTAGTAACGCCGGTAAATCAACATTACAAAATGGAGCTACATGGGTATTAGGAACTGCTTTTAATAAGATGGTAGGCGTGGACGCTATAAATGTAAGTAAGAAGAAAGATAATAGCCTTAAGAAACTTACCAAAATAGACCCTAACAAAAAAGTTGCAGACATTTCCGACGACGATCTAACAGCTCAAATAAAACGATTGAGTAGCGAACGGACTTTTGAAGAGTTGTTAAAACAGCAGATTAAAAACGCTAAATAACAAGGAGAAAAATCAAAATGGATTACTTGGTGCATCACGGAATTCTTGGTATGCACTGGGGTGTAAGAAGATACCAGAATAAAGATGGAACACTCACAGCTGCTGGACGTAAACATTTGAAACAAAAAGGTGAAAATGTTAGAAAAATTATTAATGATAGTAGATATAATGAAGATATTTCTGATAAAGTTTTTGACGAGATTGATGCTGATGAAAAATATTTAAACGAGGCAAGAAAAGCAATAAACAATGGAATAAAAGAGTATGAAGATGTTAATAAACAAGTTAATAAACTATTTAATTCCTTAAATAGTTCAGAGACAAGAGTATATTATGATGCGATTTCAGAAATTGCCGATAATGCCAGATATAAAGACAAATCTCCACAAAATATGACTATGAGTGAGATAGGCAATGCTGCTTATATGGGTATTTTTGACGACGGCGGGCAAGGACAAATAAATGCTTATTCCCTATATGCTAACAAAAACAACATTATTGATAAAGTTGGTGAATTAGATTTAAAGTCACGTGAAGCTTACAAACAAATGAGTGAAAAAGCTACAGATAATGTTTTAAAAGCATTTGGAAACGTTGGTATGTCAGAATTGACCGTTAACGATAATTCGACATTAAAAGCGGGCAAAGCAGTTGTAAATCAAATGATCGATGCTAAAGATTCTGATTGGGATAATGTCGGAAAGGGTCATTACATAGCTTCAATAGCAAATTATAAATTAGATTCTACAGATAATAAAAACGTTAATGATGCTATTTCAATATCTAACAAATTAAAAAACAATAAAGATGCTGATAATTGGTATTATTTGAATGAGGCTGTTGATAATTTAAATTTAGGAAATAAAACAGCGTCGGAATTATCTAATTCTGATTGGGATAGAATAAATAAAGAAATTGCATCATTAAAGAAATAAAGGAGAACATTATATGGCATTATCTAACATTGCTGTACCAAAATACTACGGCATGTTTAGAGATGCCGTTATAAGAGGTGAAATACCAGTATGCGAAAAAGTCGCCATGGAGATGAATCGTATTGACGCCCTTATAGCTAACCCTGAAATGTACTATGACGAAGAAGCTGTTGAGAGATGGATTAGATTCTGTGAAAAAGAGCTTACGTTAACGGATGGCGCTGATTTAAAGCTTCTCGATTCATTCAAACTTTGGGGCGAACAAGTATTTGGTTGGTATTACTTCATAGAAAGACAAGTATGGACACCTAATAAAGATAATCACGGAGGTCGATATCTTAATAAACGAATTAAGAAACGACTTATTAATAAGCAGTATCTTATAGTAGGACGAGGTGCTGCTAAATCTTTATATGATTCTTGTATTCAGTCGTATTTCTTGGTGGCGGATACATCTACAACACATCAGATAACGACAAGCCCAACAATGAAACAGTCAGAAGAGGTTATGGGACCAATTAGGACCGCCATAACAAGAGCAAGAGGTCCTTTATTCAAGTTCCTAACATGGGGATCATTACAGAACACCACTGGTTCACGAATAAAACGAGTTAAACTATCCCCTACAAAAAAGGGTGTAGAGAATTTCTTAACCGGATCTCTTCTTGAGATAAGACCAATGACTATAAACAAGTTACAGGGTCTTAGACCAAAGATCTCAACTGTTGATGAATGGTTGTCAGGGGATATACGAGAAGATGTTGTCGGTGCTATAGAGCAGGGTGCTTCTAAGTTAAACGACTACCTTATCATTGCAACCAGTTCAGAAGGTACCGTGAGAAACGGAGCGGGTGATACAATCAAAATGGAGTTGGATGACATACTTAAGGGTGAGTATGAGAATCCGCATGTGTCTATTTGGTGGTATAGACTCGACACTATCGAAGAAGTTAATGATCCAGATATGTGGATTAAGGCTAATCCTAATATCGGTCAGACAGTTAGCTACGAAGCTTATCAGTTAGATAAGGAAAGAGCTGAGAAAGCTCCTGCTACAAGAAATGATATTTTAGCAAAAAGATTTGGTATACCTATGGAAGGTTATACCTACTTCTTTACTTATGAGGAGACTATTCCTCACAGATACAAAGAGTACTGGCGTATGCCCTGTGCTTTAGGTCTGGATCTTTCTCAGGGTGATGACTTCTGTGCATTTACATTCCTATTCCCATTACGTAACGAATTATTCGGTATAAAGACACGAAATTATATTACTGAAAGAACTATGGATAAACTCCAACCTTCTATGAGAGTTAAGTATGAAGACTTTATTAAAGAAGGAAGTTTGGTTGTCATGCCGGGAACTGTATTAGATATGATTAAAGTTTATGATGATATAAATGATTACATTGATAAGAGTCAGTATGATGTCGTTTGTCTTGGTTATGACCCATATAATGCTAAAGATTTTATTGAAAGGTGGGAAACCGAGTACGGAACATTCGGTATTGAGAAAGTCCCTCAGGGTGCCAGAACAGAATCAGTTCCATTAGGTGAATTAAAGAAACTATCAGAACAGAGAAAATTGTTGTTTGACCAACAGTTAATGTCATTTGCTATGGGTAACTGTATAACGCTTGAAGATACAAACGGAAACCGAAAACTTTATAAGAAACGAAGAGAACAGAAGATAGATGCTGTTGCTGCATTAATGGATGCCTATGTATCTTATAAGGCTAATCTTGACGCTTTCGAATGATTAAACTATAATCGGTTTAGGAGGTGTTGATATGGCAGATAAAAACGTTGTAAAGGAGAAAAATCAAAATGGATAAATCGTCTATTGGTTCACGAGTAAGAAAAGCTTGGAACGCCTTTATGGGCAGAGACCCTACAAATTTTAATTATGGCGATTCCTATTATTACAGGCCAGATCGAGTGCATTTAACAAGAGGAAATGGTCAAACAATAGTTGCTTCTATATTTAATAGAATAGCTCTTGATGCAGCTAGTATGAATATAAGGCATTGCAAGCTAGATGACGATGGTCGATATTTGGAAGATATGGATACCGGTTTGAACAATTGTCTTAAACTTGAGGCTAACATTGATCAGACGGCTGATGCTTTTATTCAGGATGTTGTAATGTCTATGTTTGATGAAGGATCCGTAGCAATAGTTCCTATAGACACAACTGGTGAAGATCCGTTAATTAGTGAATCATACGACGTTGACACTATGCGTGTTGGAAAGATTATAGCTTGGTATCCTCGCCATGTAAAAGTTAGAGTCTATAACGACGTAACTGGAAAGAAGGAAGATTTAATCCGACCTAAACGTTCCGTCGCTATTATAGAGAATCCGCTATATGCGGTCATCAACGAACAGAATTCAACTCTTCAGAGACTTCTTAGGAAAATGAAGTTATTGGATTTGATTGATGAGAAAAATGGTTCTGGAAAGCTCGATATGATTATTCAGCTACCATATGATGTCCGCTCACCTGTGAAAAAAGAGCAGGCAGATCGACGTCTTAAAGACATCGAAACCCAATTGGTGGGTAGTAAATATGGAATAGCTTATGCCGGAGCTACAGAACGTATAACACAGTTAAATCGATCTGTGGAAAACAATCTATTTACTCAGGTTGAGTATTTAACGAGTATGCTCTACAGCCAGTTAGGAATCACCCAAAGTATTTTAGATGGTACTGCAGATGAGAAAACTATGTTGAATTACTATTCTAGGACAATCGTCCCGATTCTATCAGCCATAACGGTTGAAATCAAAAGGAAGTTTCTTTCCAAAACAGCAAGAACTAAAGGTCAATCAATTGAATTCTTTAGAGATCCATTTGAGCTCGTTCCAGTAAGCGAAATAGCTGAAATAGCTGATAAATTTACTAGAAACGAGATTACTACGTCTAATGAAATTAGACAAAGTATAGGTATGAAGCCATCAAAAGATCCTAATGCTGATGTTCTTAGAAATAAGAATCTTAGCGCGCCTAAAGAAGATGGGTCGCCAGCTGTTAATGAAACTAAACAAATAAACAAAGAGGAGGAAAATCAAAATGAAACCTGATTTTATAGGTTGGGCCACTAAAAACAATCTTAAGTGCGCCGATGGAAGAACCATCATGAAAGACGCCTTTATTGAAAACGACGGAACATCAGTCCCTCTTGTTTGGCATCATCAGTATGGAGATCCAGCTAACGTTCTTGGTCACGCTCTTTTGAAGAATTGTGACGATGGAGTACGGGCTTATGGATATTTTAACGATACTGATTCTGGAAAATTAGCAAAACAACTCGTACAGCACAAAGATATTACTCAGCTTTCCATATATGCCAATCAACTCGTCCATGCCAATGGCAGAAACGTTATTCATGGAACCATTAAAGAAGTTAGTCTTGTTCCTGCCGGAGCAAATCCTGGAGCCATGATTACTGATGTCATCATGCATGGCGAAGACACAATTTATCTCGGAGAAGATGAAGGTATTCTCACAACAAATGAGTTCATCGATACTGACCTAAGTCATGCTGATGATCCTGATGATGAGAAAGATAAAAAAGATGAGTCTGAACCGGAAGATAAAAAAAAGAAATCATCTAAAGAAGATGAGAAGACTCTTAATGATATTTATGAGTCTATGAATGAAGAACAGAAAACGTTAGTTAATTATGTAGCCGGATCAATTTTGGAACAGGCTGCTAAAAAAGAGGAAGGAGATAAAGATAAGATGAAACATAATGCTTTTGAAAATTCTGGTCACAGTGACAACTTTTTAATTCATGCAGATGACCAGGCTGCAATTCTTGCTAGAGCTAAACAGAATTCATGCGGAAGTTTTAAATCAGCTCTTGCTGAATATATGGAAGAGAAGAACGCTCTTATGCATGATGATGATCCTGAACCATATGTAGCACCAGCCGGTGGATTTGCACAAACTGGTAATGGAAATATTACAAATTTATTCCCTGAATATAAAGAAGTTCGTCCGGGAGCACCTGAACTTATCACAGATGATCAGGGCTGGATCGGAAAAGTAATGGAAGGTGTTCATAAGAGTCCTATCAGCAGAATTCGTACTAGTGCAGTTGACATTCGTAATATGGAAGGAGCTATGGACGCTCTTAGAGCAAAAGGATATAAGAAAGGGCATAAGAAAGAACTTTCTGGTAATTTTAGATTGCTTAGAAGAACAACAGATCCTCAGACAGTATATGTTAGGAATGCTATCCACAGAGATGACATTGTTGATATTACTGATTTCGATTATGTACAGTATTTGTATAACATCGATCGTATGATGCTTAACGAAGAGATCGCTACAGCGATCATGATTGGTGATGGTCGTGAGGATGGAGAAGATAAGATCTATCCTGATAAGATCAGACCTATTTGGCTTGATGATGAGCTCTATACAATTCATAGAGATCTTGACATCGCTGGTACTACTGAGGAACTTCAGGGTACAGATACTAGAGCTAACTTTGGTACTAACTTCATCTACGCAGAGGCTATGGTTAACGCCGTACTTTACGCGAGAGAGAAGTACAAAGGCACAGGTCAGCCAAGTATGTACATCACACCTCATATGGTTAATGTAATGCTTCTTGCTCGTGATAGAAATGGCCGTAGAATTTATGGTAATGTTAACGAGCTTGCAGCTTCATTTAATGTTAAGGAGATCATAACAGCTGAGCAGTTCGCCGGAAAGACAAGAGCGACAGAAGACAACAAGACGAAGAGTCTCATAGCTCTTATTGTTAATCTTCAGGATTATCATGTTGGTGCTACTAAGGGTGGAGAAATTACTCACTTCACTCAGTTCGATATCGATTTCAATCAGGAGAAGTCACTTATCGAGACTCGAATCTCAGGTGCTCTTACAAGAGTATATTCGGCTATTGCTATTGAGGAAGATATTACTGAGCAGGGCTGATGATCAAGGAGGAAATTCAAAATGGCGAAGTATAGTGGAAAGATTGGATTTACGATTACTGAAAAAACAAAGCCTGGAGTATACAAACCAACAACCGTGTATAAGAAATATAGAGGCGATGTAGAGAGGAAATCTTATAGATCTAATAACCAAACTGATCAAACTAACAAAGAGATAAATGTATCAAATGTTATCAGTATTATCGCTAATGAATACGCCTATAAGAATTTCCAATATATATCGTGTGCCGAATATATGGGCACCATGTGGAATGTTACAGATGTAGAAGTTGCGCACCCCCGATTAAAATTAACGATTGGGGGTGTTTTTAATGGATAGAAGATTAGAGCTTAATAATCTGTTAGAAGAGTTGCTTGGAAGTGATGAAGTATATTTTCAGAAACCGGAAAATAGGATGATGAATTATCCAGCGATAATTTATTCCCCGGCTAGACCTAACGTTATATATGCTGACAACATTAAGTATTTAAAAATGAAAGCATACACGATAACTGTAATAGACCGTGATCCGGATAGCGAGATTTCTGAGAAGATTTCAGAACTGGAACATTGCAATTGGGAACGTAACTATTCATCTGATAACTTGAATCATTTTGTTTACACATTATATTTTTAGAAAAGGAGTGATAAACCATGAAATTGAAATGGGATGAAGTTGGTACAAGATACTACGAGATCGGTGTTGACCGTGGTGTTCTTTACCCTATGAATGACAGTGGTGAGTACGAGAAGGGTGTTGCTTGGAGCGGACTTACATCCGTTAACGAATCACCTTCAGGTGCTGAACCTACTAATATTTATGCTGATAATATTAAGTATTTAGCATTGCTTTCCGCAGAGGAATTCGCAGCAACTATTGAAGCACTTATGTATCCGGATGAATTCGCTGAGTGTGACGGATCTAAGAAGATTGCTCCTGGTGTTTACGTCGGACAGCAGTCTCGTAAGCACTTTGGATTCTCTTATAGATCTAAGATAGGAAATGATACAGTTGGTAATAAGTTTAGTGAGACTATCCATATCGTTTACAATGCTACTGCTAAGCCATCTGAGAAGCAGCGCAGCACAATTAACGAGACTCCTGATGCTCCATCTATGTCTTGGGAAACATCAACAACACCTGTGGATGTTGAGAATGCAGATCCTACAGCACATCTTAAGATTGTTAAGCATGAGGTTAGTGACGAGGCTTGGACCGCAATCACCGAGGCTCTTTGGGGAACAGATTCAACAGATTCTAGAATCCTTACACCGGATGATGTTGTAGCTATAATTAATGAGCATCCGATGCCGGCT